ATGACGATACCAGCCGACCGGAGGGGCTTGAGAACCAGAGGGTGCAGCGATACATATTCGTCGATTATGGGACGATCAATCCGTGCGTGTTTCTTGAGGCGTTCGACGATAGCCGGACGGTTTGGCAGGATCGGGAATACTACTGGGATTCAGCAAAAGAGATGCGCCAGAAGACGGACGCGGAATATGCTGACGACTTCGATGCGTTCGTGGGGTCAGAGAAACGCGGCCTGATCGTGATTGTTGACCCCTCAGCGGCCTCATTCAAGCTCGAACTGGTACGGCGGGGCTATCAGGTAAAGAACGGCGAGAACGAGGTGCTAGAGGGCATCCTGCGTGTCTCGGCTGCACTCAACACGGGGAAGTATCGCATCCATGCCAAGAACTGCCCCATGACAGTCAAAGAACTCGAATGGTATTCGTGGAATGAGAAGGCGGCGAAGCGCGGAGAGGAGGAGCCGATCAAAGACAAAGATCACACCTGCGACGCGCTCCGCATGGGCGTTATGAAGGTGATTCCGAAGTACCGGCTGGGCTGAATGCTTGCGTGTTATATTCGTAAGCATGGCGAATGCGAGCAATGGCGGCATGGCTAGGGCGAAATCGTTGAGTAAGCAGGCACGATCTGCAATCGCAAGCAAGGCAGCATCGGCACGGTGGGCGAAGAATGACGCGGCTGCGGTGAAAGATATGTACGCGAACCAAGCTGCAAACATCGGATTCGGCACATCATCCGCCGTCAATGCCGGTCGGCACATCCCCTTTCGCCTCTCGCTCGATTACCAGAAGCTCGTTTTCATGTATCGCGGAAGCTGGGTCATTCGCGCTGTGGTGGACACGAAGCCGCAAGATCAAAACAAGGCGTTCCCCACTCTTCTGACGCAGGTAACGCCAGAGGATATATCAGATTTCAATAAGGTTATTGCTGAGACTTGCACATTGCAGAAGTTCATCGAAGGGCGCAAGTGGGGGCGTCTATTCGGTGGTGCGCTGGGCGTCATCATCATCGACGGCGACAACGATCTATCGAAGCCACTCATCATCGAAAACGTGCAGCCGGACAGCTATAAGGGCATGATCGTGGTTGACCGATGGAGCGGCATGTCACCCTCGTCCGACCTCATCACCGACCGCAATAGACCGTCAGAGTACGGACTTCCTGTTTCCTACCAGATTTATACAGAAGCATCCGAATCCTTGAAGGTGCATCATTCCCGATGCTTGCGATTTGTCGGACGCGACCTGCCTTTGTTCGAACGTCAGATTGAGCAGTATTGGGGCATGAGCGAGATTGAGTGCATCCTCGACGAACTGCAACGCTACGACTTTGGCATGGCGGGAGTTGCCGATCTCATCTCTCGCGCTAATGTCATGGTGTTTCAGAACGATATGCTGAATCAGATGTTATCGGGCCTGAATCTGACACAGCAACAAATGGCCGATCACGCAGCGCGGATGCAGGCAGTGTCGGAGACGATTTCCACGAATGGATTGCTTGCACTGGGGGAGAACGAGCAGCTATTCACGCACCAGTACGCATTCAGTGGGTTATCCGATGTGATGAAGATGCAGATGACGGCTTTGTGTGGGGCTGCTGGGTATCCATTCTCTCGTCTGTTCGGCGATACGCAGACCGGGCTTGGGCAGTCGAACGAAGGCGACCTGCAAAACTACTACGACACATGCGACCAGGAGAGACGACAGAAGGATCGCCCACTGTTTGACAAGCTCATCCCGATCATCTGCATGTCAACATGGGGTGAGGTTCCCGACGATCTGGACTATGCGTTTGCCCCGATTCGCACGATGAACTCGAAAGAGAAGGCAGACTTGGCGAAGGTGCAAAGCGAGTCCATCACCGGCTACTACAACGCTGGGCTGCTTGGCCGTAAGACGAGTCTCCGCGAAATCAAGACGACCTCGCAAGAGACGGGGCTGGGTACGAATGTCACAGATGAGATGATCGAGTCGGCGGACGATGAGGTTCAAGTGCCGCTAGAGATTGAGCAGGAAGAGGCTCGTGCCGGGACTGAGGAGTTCGGGGAAGGCAAGAACGGCGTAGAGGTTGAGAAGAAGACGCCGGACAAGGGTGGCATGAAGGATTCATGGTGGAAGCGAGGCAGGTAGATGCCTGACTTCCATCGTCCCCGCCGCATCGAAGACCAATATCGCTACGCGCTCGACAACCTCATGCGGTCATGGTTGCGTCTTCCAAAAGCCCCCGACCTTGATTCCATCCTTGCTTATCTCAACAATGGGGGCGGTGTAGCGGTCACAGAGGCCGCACAGCGCGTCGCTAGAGGCATGGTGACGGCATTGGCCGTGCAGAACGCGCAAAGCTGGCGTGAGGCCGCTGGGAAGTCAACGCAGGGCAAGCGGATATTCGACCTCCTGCGCACGGAGATGGATGGGCCGGTCGGGATTGTTATGCGAGGGATGGTGGCGCATCACGCCTTGCTCATCCGCACTATGCCCCAGAACATCGCTCAGGACATCGCTTCCCAGATTGCAACGCGCCAGATGCGGGGTGAGCGGGCGGAGACGATAGCGGCAAGCATCTATGAGCGCATCCCTGAGATAACGGCAAGCCGAATTGCGATGCTGGCGCGGACGGAGGTGGGCAGCACTGCGACGGCCATCTCGCGGGCGCGGTCTGAGAATCTTGGGTTGCCCTGTTATGAGTGGCTTTCGTCTGAGGATGTGCGCGTTCGGCCTTCGCACCGCAAGATGGATCACGTCTTAGTGCTGTGGAGCGATCCGCCCGCGCCGGAGATGCTGGCACACGTCAAGTCTCGGCTGGGGCATTACCACGCTGGTATGTCGCCAAATTGCTTTACCGGAGATACGCGGGTAAGCCTAGCCAATGGTTGCCGAAAACTGTGGCGTATGCAGTACACAGGAGACATGATAACGATTGCCGTCAGAGGGGCTAGTTTTAGAGTGACACCGAATCACCCAATACTCACCATTGATGGCTGGAAGCCCGCATATCTTCTCAATATAGGCGACCACCTGATCCAAACATGGAACGATGCACTCTCGCGTCTTGAATCCGACGAAAATAATCTGCATCCCTCTTTTCAGGAGCTTTTCGAGGCGAACTCCCCCCTCATCGAAGTCTTGTCTCCCCTTGGTTTTGACTTCCACGGCGACCGTCCCAAAGGCGATGTCGAGCAAATATCCTTCGCAGACGACTTGGGGATGCGCGTCGAAATGCCTAGATCGGAGAGCGAAAAGCAATTCCCGTTCTCCATCCCCTATAGCGGGATTAGGTGCACCGGACAGAGCATCGGAACGCATGTTAGCAGCTCTCTTCGCTCTCCCAGCGGCGAGCCATTTTCGGCGAGTTTCAACGGGGGTTCTAGCCATTCTCCCGACCATGACCTCGCTTTTAGTACGCAAACGGATACCATGCTTGCGAAGTCGTTTGACGATGGTAAGACGGTCAACCCCAAAGGATTCGGCGATACTGACCGTTGTTTCTCCGGACTGATACCGAGTGGAGATCTCGTCAACGGGGAGCAGGATAAAATTGTTGGCTCCAAACCCTTTATGCGGGATTGGGATGCCCTTCTCCCTGAGCCTCTTGCTGAGTATGTGAGGGGCAACGCCGACCTGCTTCGCAATAGCGCAGAGTCTCATCTTCCCTACAAGTTGCGCCGCATCGTCGATAAGGCTGTCAGCAGTTTTAGTGGTCACGTCTATACTCTCCAGTCGGACAACGGTTGGTATTGCGTCACGTCTGCATCTATCATATCACAAAATTGCAGGTGCGACGCCAATGTAATCGTTGACCTCGATCAGGTCGATTGGCCGCACAAGGTATATTCACGCGGCTCGATCACACGCATGGGACGCGCACGGTTTCTGAAGCTAATCCATCCATGAAAGGATAGCGGGCATAGACCCAGAGCAAGATGCGGCCTCTACGGGGGCCGTTTTCTTTTTGCGCTTGACAGAGAGTACGGGATGGGGTACGGTAACTGCATGGGGCCGTGGGAGACAGTCGGGGCTAGGCCAACCTCGGCAGCCGTTCGACTCGGTAGGCTCCACCAAGAACGAGCCATACCATCACACCGCTTGGGAAGTAGTGATGCAGGCCAGAGAAAACTATAGGGCTGATGAGGCGCGAGCCGAAACTGGAAACAGTACCGTAGCTTCCTGAAGTGCTCTGGTTTAGTCGGGAAGGTGACTCAAGCTGGCAGCCGGGAAAGACCGGCACTATAAGGAGACCCACATGCTCTACATCCTCATCGCACCAACCGCAATCGCATTTATCCTTGCAGGCACAATCGAAATGATCGCTGCTCTCTGGCCGGAGACGAACCTCTAATGCGTAAACACGGCATCCCCGTCACAATCCGCATCGACGAATCCTGTCTCGCTATTGCGACCAAGCTGGCGAAAAAACAGGGAACGACGATACGCGGGTATCTGCGCGGAACGCTTGAGACTGCCCTGCGGGGAAACGCGATCTTCGTTCACAATGTAACCCCTCAACAGGCCGCAGAGTTATCAGCAGAGTTTGAGCGCATCTTCGGTGGCGCGGGAAGGATCACAGATGCCGATTCCCCTTCTCATCCTCAGTGATTCTGTAACCTCAACCTCTGGCCTCGGTCGCATCACGCGCGACCTTGCAACCCGCATTCATGAGACGATGCAGGACAAGTTCCGAGTGGCCACAATCGGCTACGGCGGGACGGGAAGCTGCAAACTGGGGTTTCAGCAATACTTCATCCACGAGATCAATCAGTGGGTCGTCAAGGAACTCCCCGCCGCATGGAAGGACTTTGCCGGGGATGAGCATGGCATCCTGCTAGTAATCTGGGATGCCTCCCGCCTGTTGTGGCTATCGCAGCCGGATCAATACTGCCAGATTCCGGCCCTGCGTGAGTTCCTGATGAGCAAGCCATTCGACCTCTGGACATACTCGGCAATCGACGCTGAGGGGCCGAACGGCAAGCTATCGGCTGCACTCAAGATCGTGCTGGAAGGATTCGACCGGGTACTTACCTATAGCGAATGGTCTGCGCGGATTGTGGAGCGAACACTGGGGGGCAATAGCAAGATTGATTCGCTTCCCCACGGCATCGACACATCGGTATTTTATCCACGGATGCGGGACAAGGCGCGTCGCAAGTTTGGCGAGATTGTGCTGGGGCAGGACTTCGCGGTAGAAGATGGCAAGTTCCTGGTCGGCATTGTGGCCACGAATCAACCTAGAAAAGACTGGGCAACAGGCATAAAAGCCGTAGAAACCCTTACAAAAACCGAAGATACGCTGCTCTGGATTCACACGGACACGATGGAGCGAGCGAACGGCTGGTCTATCTCGACGCTGCTGCACGATTACGGCATCAATACGCGAACGATCATCACGCAAGGCAACCTGAGCGATGAGCAGATGGCTTGGGCGTATTCAGCCTGCGACGTTACGTTTGGGATAGGACTGGGTGAGGGCTGGGGTCTTCCTCTGGCGGAATCGCTATCCTGTGGAACACCATGCATCCATGGCAATTATGCTGGAGGAGCAGAGTTTGTTCCCAAAGAATTTCTCATTGAACCTGTAGCGTTTCGTATGGAGGGACAATTCGCTTCCGTGCGTCCAGTGTTTAGAGTAGAGGATTGGGTTGCAGCAGCTTTACGAGTTAGGGGAGTCAGTGCGAAAATCCCGGCGTACATAGATTGGAAGAATTGTTGGCCAAAGTGGGCCACATGGCTGAAGGGTGGTGCGAAATGAAAACCGCCGCATTGATGCTCTGCTACAACCAAACGCCTGAGCAGTTGGAGTTGACGAAGGACGCGCTGGCATCGCTGCTTTACCAGGATGCGCCGTCTGACATATTCGTCGTCGATAACGGTTCGACCGATGGATCGACGTGTAAGTTGCTCAATTCGATGAGGCAATATGGACTGAAAATATTTAGGAATCCAGAGAACGTGTCTCCCATCATGGTTGCAAACGTATGGTCGAAGGTTCTGTTTGAGGATCGTGACTATGATTCCATTCTCGGCGTCGCAAACGATGTGATCCTGCCGCCGAACCTCCTGAGCGAGATGCTGAAATGTCCGCGTGGAATCGTGACGGCATCGCAGACGGAAGATCGTGGTTTCCCGCTATTCGGCCATGCGCGGGCCGTGAGCGAGAATACCCCAATGGCCGTGATGCTCACGCGCCGGTGGGTCTACGACGCGCTGGTAGCGAAGGACGGACATTTCTTTGATGAGGGTTTCTTCAACTATGCCTCAGACTGCGACCTTGCCCTGCGTCTAGCAGCTTGCGGGATTCGTGGCGTTCAACTCGATATGCAGTATTACCACTACGGCAGCGCATCGCACCGGCTTGCTCCGCCAGAATCAGGGGCAGCGCAACGGCACCAGGCAGACGCCGACCGCGCATACTTCGAGAAAAAGTGGGGATTCCGTGTTGACTCTCTCGAATACGGGCAGCGACCAGCAGACCCAAACTTTCGCGGATAGAGTAACTATCTTGATTCATCATTGCAATATCCCTATTGCGTTGAGAATCGAAGACTCGAGCTCC